TACGAATATCATTAATTAGAACACTTTTTGGCTTTCTAAGGTATGTAAGCTTTTCTTCCATTTCTTCCTCTCCCCTCTTTATAACTCGTTGTTCCTTCTTTTCTATCATATCAATTCCAAGTTGATACTTACGAGCAATTTTTTGAAGAGTTGGAATAGTAGCTTTTTCTAGGTTTTTAACCTTACATTCTAATGCAAGCCTGTTATTTTTTACTCTAATTTTCATATTAAATAAATTAAAAATTTAAATACCTGTAATAGGGTTCACGGGCTTCCGCCTTTCTCTCCTAATACCAGTTTCTCCCATAGGGCTATGATATTGAATTACGTAACGTAAAGCATCCATAGCATCATCAAAAATCTTTCTGGGGGCATCCTTTCTTTTATTAGCTAATCTCATCATCTCATTCGTCTCAATTGCCGCATCATCCATGCCAGTCCAAACATAATTTTCAAACTCTCTTATGGTATTAACACAATGTCGAGCAACATATAACTTAGGCTTATTTGTTATTATATCGTTATTTAATCTCCTTCTAACAGCATTAATTCCTTGGTCAACACTATCCTTACCTTTTAATGTGGGGGTTAAGAAATACCCTTCATTAGCATATTCCATAATAATCTGCTTTCCCTGTGAATCTCCCCACCTTACACGAGGTTGTTTTCTCTTAAGAATAGCTAACCATTTATCTTCAATAGACTTCATTGCACCAGCATGTTTACTGACTGTCCACATACTCTGATAGTGTTCATCTACAACATAAGCATTATCATGTATATGATCAAAAGTAACAAATAATCCAGCTGTGGGGTGGGCAGAACCAAAGTCTACTCCCACCTCTAAGTTCCATTTTGGGGATATAAGTTTCATAAGTTTGTCGTCATCTATAATATGTATATCCCTACTAAATTCTGGATACACTAATCCACTTCTCTTCTTAAATTCTGCCTCATACTCCTGTGAAAATAAATCATCTCCAATATCCCGCCTAGCGGATTCTAACTCTTTGTTTGTCATAACAGGATTTGTTTTAGAAGGCATTCTCCAAGCCTCCCAGTCTGGATTTGTTTTAGAATCGGCCTTTTCAAATAATTCGTAGAAGTGATTATATCCACGAGGAGTAGAAATAAATATTGCCCACCCATGCCTATCTGACAAGGCTGGCCTAATTATCTCCTCCCATATAGGATAGCTTCCATAAGTAGGAGTAGCGTATTCGTCTAACACCACTCCATCCAAACCAACACCTAAAAGATTATCTGGTCTTTCAACCCCTTTTAATTCAACTACTGATCCATTCCATGTTAATTCTATAGATAAGTTTGTTTCGTTGATTTTAATCCTTTTTTGGTACTCTTTAGGAAACATCTTTAACCGAGAAAGTAAAAATTTCCATGCAATAGTTTTAGCCTGTCTAAAAGTAGGTCCTATATACCAATAAGTATGGTTACTATTTGCAAAAGCATGTTCTAATAAGGTATTTACAGCCATGACGGTTTTTCCCCACCTTCTACCACAACATACCACTTTATACCTAGCATTACTCTGTAACACTTTTTTCTGACCAGTATGAGGCTCATTATATGTCTTTCCTCTGATGGTAAAATTGTAAAAAGATATGTCTTTAGCCATCTTTCTTCTCCTCTATACTAACATTACTCCCTGGAACTAAATTAATGGCAACTGGAGAATCAGTTTCTCCCACCATCTTGTCGATAAAACTCAATTTGGAAATATGCTGCATCCATTGCAACTGTAATTGTTTAACCTTTATCTTATCATTAGTGGTCTTAGCACCTCCATACATATCCTCACATTCTCGAACTACCGACCAAGCTTTAGCTATTTGTACTGCTCTCTGTGTCTTCGCATACTCAATAATATCCTGACTATCATCTAACCATCTCTCTTTTATAGAATCACGAACGGAAGTAATAGTCCTGATATTATATCTATTTAATCCTAACCATTTTCTGATCTCATACGCATCCAGTAATCCCAAAGTCATAGCAGCTTCAATCAGATTGACTACTGTTTTATCACGTTCTTTCTTAGGAAGTTCCTTTAATAATTCAGCCCTCACAGGGGCTTCTACTGCCAATAACGGCTTTGTTTCATTCTTAACAGGTTCCAATTTCTTGTCCATGTTTGTAGTATAGTATATTCCTATAGGTTTGTCAAGGGTTGACATTTAATCTTATAAATGATATAAATTATTCATGGACTGGGTCTGTTAGTACCCCAACTGAACGATCATACGTTTTTACCCAGTCCAACCTCTTTTTTAGAAATTTCTTGACTTTTGAAAATTTTTAGGCTATGATTAGTTTAGACATTCCTAGTCGAGAGACGATATTATGATCTTTAACAGGTTGGGGTTTAAATCTCTGAGACCTTAAAATCAGAGAGCTAACAGGCTGGCCTCCTGCAGGTCTAAACAGCAGGGTATACCGGTGTGTGAGAACTACAAAGATGTGCGAGGATATAGGTTACGTATTATGCCTACCTCCCTCTCTGGCCAAACGGACAGTTTTGGGATAGATAATTGACTTAGCAGTCAGAGTTTAAAACTGAATCACTGCGATAGGGGTACTTATAGGGCTACAAGTGCCCGGTGTTATAACAGAACATTAAAATATGTCAAGAGGAAATGTTACCTGAAAGTATAAGGAAACAATTAAAGGAAGGAGATTCTCTAGAGGACATATTAAAAATTACCCAAAAATATTACAAATCGAACGGTTTTATCAAGAAGCCTACTTTTGGTTGGGTAAAGGAAAATAGAATCAACGAGTTAATAGAACAAGGATTTATCATAGAAACTGAGGACAGTCTGTCATATACAAACAAGACTATAACAATGTCGTCTCCAGGTATGGTGATTAAATATCTCCAAGGGACGAGAGACTTTTTTATTAAAAGAGAAATACCAACAGAAGAAGTACAATCAGATCCAAAAAGTGTTGCTATACAAGAACTATCCTTACTATAGGGCATTGAAGTCAATAACTCTTTGTGCTATATTACAACATACTTAAATTATATATTATATTTCATGAAGATAAATAACAAGTTTGAGATTGGAGCACAAGTGTATTATCCTGCGGCTGATTTGTCTATGCCTCAACTTATAGAAAGTAAGATCAGAGGGGTTATGTATATTCCACTAGAAGATGGAGATCCAGAAGACATAGGGGAAATCTTTTATGTGACTGAACATACTTATCGAATCAAAGAATCAGATGTATGTAAAACTAAAGGTACTGCAAAAAAGAAGTTACTTAAATTTATAACGGAACACAGGAAAAATCTTAATGGTCAAATAGATGCTGTGTATGACAAATTAAAAGGAACCAAACCGAACGATCTAATTCAAAAAGCCCCATTAGATGAAGAGGAAGACACTGAAGAATAAATATAAAAAAGGATCTAAATCTTTAGAGATTTTTGAGGACTGGGTGATATGTTCTAATAGCAATATGGGATGGAAGAGATGTCCTATAAAAACACCCACGATATTAATCGAATGTATAGAAAGATGGTGGAAGAAGGAGGCTTAGGGCCTCTTTTTTCTTGTCGTTTTATTTGAAATTTTATGGCCTATAGAGTATAATGGAGTAGATAAATAACCATACAACTCTATGACCACAGAGATTGAAATGGTGCGATGTAGAAATAAAAACGATATTCTGAAACAAGAAATAGAGGGTCTTAAAATAGACTTAGACATTTCTCAAAATTCTAATAGAATGGGGTTGGAGGACAGAAGGAGATTATTAAAAGAGAAAAAGGTTTTGGAAGAGAGGGTTTTGAAGTTATCGAAGGAAAATTTAGAATTGAAGAATAAAGAAGAGCCAGAAAAGGAAACTATAATAGACATTCTACATAAGATAATAACCAAAAAGAAATGAAAAAGAAAGAACCAGTAATAGACATAATCATGAGATTGTTTGACAAATATCCCCACTTAGCAAAGGAAGAAAATATGAATGATTTAGTTTGGTGTATATGGGTAGAGAGGGGAGAAATAGACGGTTATAAAATCTCCCACCACGACATGAGTGCAGCAACCAAAATCACTACGATAGCAAGAGAAAGAAGAAGAGCATTTGATTTACATCCACCATACAAGGTGGTTAATTAATTTTTAATAATATATACATGAGACAACAACCAGCAGAAGATAACGGACTAGTGATAAACGCAGAAGGGGACTATAAGAGCAGGGAGGAGATTATTTATGATTCTATGGAGAAAGGGGAACCAATCTATACAGGGAAAGTTATAGAAAATATTTCCTTTGACGATATGGTAGAAGAATTCACTAGACGGAGGGATGCTAGGTTAGAATTTGAGGGTATTCCCGATAATATAGAAATAATTATGCCTACTGACAGACCGACAGTCTTTTGTTTAATGGGAGACCAACATGCTTCAGCGACATATCTCAACTACGAAATGCTCAGGGATCATGTGAATATGGTCTCATCCCATCCTTTAGTTTATAGTGTAATGGGAGGGGATTTAATAGACGGGGCTGCTTTTAATCCAGCACAAGACGACAAGTTAGGTTCATTTAGAGAGGAAGCTTTGTTTGCACGAAAGATGTTAGATAAAATGGGAGGAGAAAGTATATTATTGGCATGCCAAGGAGATCATGATATGTGGGCAGAAAAGAGTGGTATTACTATGTATCAAAACTTCGTAGAACGATATAATACCCCAATGGTAAGAGGTGCTAGTAGAGCTACTATAGGATGGAAGGATGGTGTTGAGTATAAGTTTGTATTTGCACATAAGTTACCTGGTCATAGTATATACAATAAGACACATCCCCAAAATAGGGAAAGTAAGTTTGGTATTCAAGGAGCAGATATATATGTTGGTTGGCACAATCATCAGAAGGGTTTGTCTCAACAGGTTGCTAAACAAGCAGATGGGAATGACATATTACAGACATTTGCAGCACCAGGGGCTTACAAATATTCCGATAGTTATTCTCGTAAACAAGGATATAGTCAACAAAGTGAAAAAGAATTAGGAGCTATTTGGTTGGTATTGCACCCTTATGAGAAGAGAGTAGAAGCCTATTGGGAAATGCAGAGTGCTATTGAAAGAGTAACACCATATTTAACTGGAAAATTGAAATCAGTAAAACCACCCGAAAAAGAAGAACTGTTAAATGAATTAGCACAGTCTAGCTAATATTTCTAAAGGCTGGTAATGCGTACTTGGTGCCGATGGTTGGGGTGTCTGTATAATATACCTTTACCTCTATTTTACTTATAGTCCTTGCAGAAATTCCTGGCCCACCTAATATTATGCCTTCATAATCTCCATCTTCATATATAAGGGTAGCAATATAATCTCCGAGAAATGAGGGTGGACCATCAGGGTATGAATAGGTCAAAAACTCAAGACCTGCGACTGCATTCCATGACCAACCAGTAGTGGGCACATCTAATATAACATAATCGCTCCAGTTAGTACCATCATGGATTCTTGCTCTTACCTCTGTTATATCTCCACCGCCAGAGGCATTAGTCCCGTCAAGACGTAGATTATTTGCGAATCCCTCCCCAAAACTAGTACCTGTAGCAGTAGCAACTGTCGATGTCGAACCGTCTATCAGATTGCTTTCATTATTCCACGAACTGCTAAAATCTGTTGGGCCACCATCAGAAGCGTCTGCATAAAATATAGAAGAACTTGGTTCTGTGTAATATACTTTGATTTGTATATTATCCACATAATTATTAATACCTAAACCATCTGAAACACATGTAATACTAAATATTACTCCGAAGTCAGAATCGTTGATATCGGTATATGACCAAGATTCTCCCCATGTATCCGTAGAACTTCCGTAACTAACATATGTACCATCATTCTCAGGCCAACTATCAGAGTTTGCCCTATTAGTCGTACTAAAAGAGCCATCCGATTTTACAAGAGAAACCCTTAGGTCCTCGGGATAATTATCATTATCAATTCCCCATGCGAACTTCTCAAATTGAACCTCAATTCCTATAATAGTTGCTGCACTTGAAATATTAAAGCCAAAGTTAGTAGCTTTTAGGTATTGAGTTGTTGTAGAACCTGCATCCGAATATATACAATAAGCATAATTTCCATTATTAGAGAACGCATTAGATGGATTTGTCCATGCAAGAGAACCATCCGTAGAATCATTTACTACCGTTCCTGGATTCGTCCAACCTGTGTTACTCATCTAAGTATTAACCAAATTAATATTACACTACTATATTTTACTATAAGATATTAAAAAAGTAAATGCAAGGGGCAGGATTCGAACCTGCGTAGACCGCAGTCAACGGATTTACAGTCCGTCCTCGTTGGCCGCTTGAGTACCCTTGCGTGGTGCTTACTCTTGGGATTGAACCAAGTACCTTTCGGGCTTCAGCCAAACGCTCTACCAATTGAGCTAAGTAAGCTGGTGCGGAAGGACGGAATCGAACCCTCAACTACTCTTTGGAAGAGAGTCATTTTACCATTGAAACTACTTCCGCCGACTGGACCCATTGAGACTTGAACTCAAAACTCCTCAGTGCAAGTGAGGTGGTTTACCAGTTAGCCTATGAGCCCAAAGCTGCAGCCAAGAATCGAACTTGGGACCTACATATTACAAGTATGTTGCTACTACCAACTGAGCTACTGCAGCTAAAGTTGAAAAAAGAGCCACAGGAAAAATGCAGCTAGTGTGGCCACTATTTCCTTTAAAAATGCTACACAAAATATAACAGTAAAGAACAACATTGTCAACAGAATAATATATTTCTTTTTCATTCCTGTACCACATACAATTTAAGTACTTGTGGAAAGAGGGTACAAAATACTGTAGTACTAAACCTTCTATACCAACTAAGGGCATACCAATCTTTCTCTGGAATTGAAAAGGTAAAAATACTGTTACTAAGTAGCATTTCCTCGATCAACTCGGGGGACACCTTTTTACCTTCGGGAATCTTAACCTCTTTATTGTCAAGTATTCCTCTCTTAGTGTCTAATATTCGATCTGTCAAATCTTTCATTTTCTCTCCTTTAAATAATTTATATGAATATTCTCCTCAACCTTTTGGATAATAAACTCCGAAAGGCTCAAACCCTCGCCCTGGGCAAGAGCCTTCCATTGTTCCTTTCTCTCAGGTTCTATTCTAATTTGCAGTTTGTCGGCTTTCATAATTCCTCTTGTTTTAATATATCTACTGCACTCCTCATCCTCGATGTATCTTTCTCTTTAGACATATCTTTATACACGTTAATAAATTAATTATAAACCATTTTATCTTGTACCTTAGTTTCTGCTCCCTCTTCCACTGTTGAAACCCTTCCCATGTTAACCACTCTGGTGGCTTTATCTCCCCCTCCCCTTCTACAGGAATTACTACCCCTGGTTGGTCCATAGCCTCCTCAAACTCCTTCGCCATTTCTTTCGATATAAGAGACAGCGGGTATAAATCATCCATACTGTACCCCCTCTTAATTTAATACCCCCATTTTATCATAAATGTCATGACAAAACAAGCATAATGTCTATCCTGTAGTCTTTCCCTTCGTACCGCCCTTTATCATACTTTCCTTCCCCGTAAAAGTATCACCTCTCCCCTAGGCTGGATAAGATGTCAGTACAAAAAGGTGGGGGTGTATGTCCTGTCCGTGGGGGAGCCTCACCAAAATAATTTTCCAAACAACCTCCGTGTGGTACCCCTCCCTGTAGGGGGTGGGGGTGGGGTGGGGGTACCCTATAGTACTAAAAATATTATTATACAGAGAAAAAACAACGGTATCCGATGTATGGTTTCATGTGCAACACTATAGGTTAATACCGCAGGGTGGGGTAAAAGAAAGTGGGGGAACCTCTTGCCGATGGGTGGGTGTGAGGGTGTATGGATCTATATATGTATAGTGTATATGTTTTATATGTATGTATGTATAGGTGGGTAAGGGGTGGCGTGGTAATATAACGGCGAAACAGGTATATCCCTCTAAGTTGACAACGTTTTTAACCTCTTATAATGTAGCTTATAGTATGTTTACCTCTCTTTATACTCTTCTTTTAATACTTGTTTAATTGGTAGTGTGGTATTATAACGGTGACTTGTAGTATTAAAGGGGTTGACACTATTTGTCAAACTGTTATATTAGATTAATATCTAAATTGTAAATATATCCCACAATGTACAAGATAAGGTATGGTAGGCATATGATCGTAAGAGATACAGGCTCTCGAATCATAGTACGAACCAATAGAAAGGGCTTACACCTTTTGAAAATGTAAGAATATTTCACTTAATTTTTAATATATATAACAATGGATAATAAAAAACATAACGGATGGACTAATTATGCAACATGGAGAGTAGCACTTGAATTGTTTGACGGTGCAAGTGCTGAAGACTATTTAATAGTTAAAGAGGGTGATGATGATGTATCTATACTTGCCGAGCGTTTACAAGAAGAGGTTAATGAATTAATAGATACAGAGACCACTCCAGAAACATTTTCACACTCTTATGCAATGGCATTTTTGAATGATGTCAATTGGTATGAGATAGCAGAGAATATACTCACAGAAGATTAATATAAATTTAATTGATAATAATGAGAATATTACAATATCAAATAGTAGACTTAACAGATGATAAAGTTATTGCTGATTGTTTCTCTACTATTACAGATTTAGAGTGTTATATGATAAAAGAGTACCCAAAGATGGAAAAGTATGGAATACAAAAATATTATATAACAGAGGGTGATAATATTGTTAATAAGGAGATAAAAATATATTTTAATTTTTAATAGATATAGAATGAATACATACAACACCTTTGAAGAAGTGAGGACAGAGGCTTTTAGATTATTAAAGGAATATAATATAGACACACAAGAAAGCTTTTCACTTCAAGTATTAATGGCTCAATTGGACAAAGAACTATTAACACAAAAAGAACCTGTAGACGTGCCATTCTCCGAGCAAGAACTACAGGAACTCATGGAAGGGGAGAAATTCACTTGGAATTATGGAGGAGTAGACCTTCATATATTCAAAGAAGATTAATTAAATTATTACATTAAACAAGATGCACTATAGAACATTCATTGCCGTAAAGGCAACAGACAAAGACAATGCACGTCTCCAAGTTGAGAGCCTTATCGAAGGAGAAGGTAACTCCCTTTGTGATTGGTATGCCATAGATGATGGCCGATGGGTTGATTCATGGGGAACAGTGAGTCAAAGGGGGGAGGATACTTATAAGAAAATAATAAAAGAGGCTTCAAGGTTGAGAAGTCAGCATTCAAAGGATATGGAATTCTTGGAGTCCTTTATATATGATGATTTCCCCAACAAGGAACTGATGACACCACGAGAGAATCCAGAGGACTATACCCTAAATACAAGTGAAGTATTATTAAAGACTTGGGAACAAAAAGATACGGACTCTTTCCTATTCTGGGCTAATATAGTTAAAAATAGATTCTATGGTTGGTTTTGTACCGATATACAATACTACAACATGGAGACAGGCGATACACGACTACCAAATGAGAACGACCTAGAAAAAGGACAGGATTGGTTTGTTGTAAACGTAGATTTACATAATTAAATTAATTAATTAATAAGATGGGAGACAAAACAGATGTATTTGATATAGTCCTTTTAATATTGAGTTTCTTAGGGCTGTTTGGGGTTGTTATTAGTTCATACTGGTGTTTATTCGCTCTGTTGGATCTAGTATTTAGGGCTTCTGATGCTGGGGTAATATAGAGTACAGTACATACTTAAGCTGTTTTAAATGTCTATATGGGGACGTTGGAGTTCTTGGAACTGTATATATTTACAGATGACGGGGAAGAACGCAGACTAAACAATGGATTATACAAAGATAAAAGAGGAAATATCTTCATGCAAGGTACCCCTATTTTATTTAAGGCTAAAGGGTCTAATAAAAAATGGCTGAATGTAAAAAAAGGAATGAACGAGGCTTCCCGAATACAGAGACATGCCCAACGTTTTGGAGGATATCAGTATACTGTGAAGTTAAAGGAATGGCAAAAGGAGCAGGTACCGACCATTCAGCAGGTGAAAGAAAGTATAAAGGAACAAGGAAAGGAATTACAGGCAACACTAGATCGTAGAACAAATTTTAAAAAAGGGAGTGTTAAGGAAGTGAGTATCAAACAAGAAATGGCGGAACTAGAGGATCTTTTAAAATCTATATAGTAAATACTATAACATATTGACATCAATTTATCCATTTGTTATTTTGAATTAAAGGAAAAGGAAATGAAAACACCTTTCTAAACCAGAAGGTTCTTTGTTGAAAAACGAAACTACCCTCGAGGTAGACACTGCCCAAAGGATCCTTCTTCGCTCTTTACAATATACATTGGGTAGTCCTTCGAATAGAAGGCTACTCCCCCTATCTGGATTGATAGTATGGTGCTGACTGCCCAAAGGATATATATCTGGGTTCAGGGAGTAGCTTTTTAAGGAAAGCTATAAGGGAAATATTCATTGTGGGATGAATAGCGTCTTGGGGTGGGACGATAACTCACCCTTCAAGTTCTTAATAACTGAATATATTTTATGAGGTACTTTGGTGGTGGAATAGGTAGACGCTAGGACAACCGAATAAGGTAAGAAATTAGTTAGTATCGGGAAGTACGCTTACTCTGTAGGGTGACTATACGGGTTATCATTAGAGACTACGTAGCAGATGATTAAAAGGTCAACGGACTCTCGTCAAATCCCTACCCAGAGTATCTCATTAAGTATGTTCTTTATACAGATGGGTATATTGGCATTACAAGGAATTATAGACCTTGTGATGGTTGGTTGTACCAGCCGCCCTTTAGGAGTAATTACCTAGAACCTGACGGAGCTACTACGATGTCAGTAACATGAATTAAATAATGCGACAAATGAAGATATATAAATTAAATAACTATATAAATGAAGAAGGAAAATATGTATAAAGGAGAGTGTTCTACAGTAGCAGGGATTATTTTAATTATTGCTATTAGTTTTATTGTATCAATCTTTTGGCTACAGACAGGTGAAACTGTGGAGTTTATTGTAGATAGTAAGGAGAGAATAGCAGAAGATGGTGATGGGAAATACCTAATATTCACAGAGAATGAGGTTTTTGAAAATACGGATTCTATTCTTAAAGGTAAGTTTAACAGCTCTGACCTATATAACCAACTAAAAGAACAAAATGAATATAGCTGTCAGGTATTTGGATGGAGAGTTCCATTCTTATCTATGTATAGAAACATAATTGAATGCAAAGAGAAAGGAGAGTAGTAGTTAATTTTATTTATATAGAGATGGAGAAGATTAAAAAGCTAGAAATTGGAGATAAGGATAATTGGGGGAGAGAGCTAACTAACTTAGAAATGCAGTTTGTTATTTTTGGGAATAAGATTAATGAAATAATAGACCATTTAAACTATGACCCAGTAGAAGAAGCAGAGAAGTGGTATAAGAGTTTATCCCCAAGAAAACGCAAAAAGATGGATAGCCTGTGGACAGACAAAGGTATGGGTAGAGGAGGGGATAGAAAGCCATATAAGAATTAGTTAATTTTATTTATATAGAGATATGAAAGATTGGAAGGAGGAGGTTAGGAGAATTGTATATATACGACCATCTAGTATGAGAGATGCAGAGAGTTTAGCAGAAGAAGCAATAGAAATAATAGAACAAGAACTAGACAAAGCAAGGGAAGAAGGAGCAAGAAGATATAAAGAGCTTTATAATGAAATACAAGCGTATTGGATTGCCGAAGAAACTGGAACTATGACAAAGGATAAACGTAAAAAATATATTGCGATAAGCGATGAGATGGATAAGCTAACTAAATTAAAAGAATAAGTATATGGAGAAGAAAGAAATAGAACAAATAATAGACAAGATAGACGACATTGTGGAAGATTGTATTGAATGGGATGAAAGTTGGGACGGAGAGGAAGAATCGGTACATAAAAGTCTATGTAAACCTAGGTTTAAGAACCAAATATTAGATTTGATAATACAAAAACTAGACAAAGCAAGGGAAGAGTTGTTAATAGAATTGCAGGAGGAATTTAGTGAGTTTGGAGTTCCTGATGATGTTAGATATACACAGCCAGTGTTTTATATAAACTGCATTTTAGAGGAGAAGTTATCTAAATTAAAAGAATAAGTATAGTTAATTTTATTTATATAGAGATATGGATAGAGATATTTTACTATCAATACAAAGTGAATTATGTAGGGTAAATGATAATCTTGAAGAGATAAAAGACGCTGTAAACGAGTTGCAAGGAGAAGAGAGATACAATACAAAAGAAATTTTGCTAAATGGTTGTAAGACTATGGCAAAAAACGAAGCTAGAATGAAGGATGAAGTAGCACTAGAAACATATAAACAAGCTACAAGTGGATATGTTGAAACAGTAGGAACACCAATATTAGAAAGCACGACAACTTGTAATACAAGAGTTCTTACACCAGAAGAGGTTGCAAAGAGAGAAGAGAAGCCAGAAGAAGATATAGTTAAAGAAGTGACAGAGTTTTTACATAAGAACTATCCATATACTCAAGCATTTAATACTAGAAACATAGCAGGGGACGATATGGAAACAGTTTATGACAAAAACGGAATTACTGTTGATTACTGTGCTAACTGGAATTATATTGAGGTATTTGGGCTAACAACGGATGAGTTTAGAGATGTTATGGATAAAAGAAAGGTAGAAGAGAAGCCAGAAGAGTTTACAACGGATGAATTGGAAACATTAAAAGACATTGTACTGTTCGCAACCACCAAAACAGATTATCTAGATGGTTGTGCTTGTTGGTATCAACTTGAACATTCCAGATTATTAGACAAACTATCTAAGATGATACAAGAATATGAATAATGGAGAAGAAAGAAAAAGATGATATTGTAGCTCTAGTGTATGGAATAGATAAAAGTAAAAGCATTAGTGATACTAGGAAGGATTGTAGGTTACTCTTTGACTTCATACAACAGGAACTAGACAAAGCTAGAAGAGAAGGTGCACAGGAATTAAATAAGTTATTGGCTTATAAGGAGACTTATAGAAGAAATGGAGATATATACAAGGAAGGAGAAATAATAGGAAAAATATCTGAATTGCTATCTAATTTAACAAACACAAAGGAATGAATAAAGAAATATCAGAAAAAATATTAAAAGCAATATTAGAAAACAGAATCATTAAGGAGATTCATATAAAAGAAGATAAGGTCACCATTACAGTAGAACCAGAAATATACGAATGGAGTCCTGATTATTCCCCTAGCACCACACTAACGGATGATATATCAGAAGGCAAATCAATTACTGGAGGAAGCGAACAATGAAAATATTAACAGCTTTAATAGTAGCAGTAGTATCTGGAGGGTTTTTAGTTACTTTAATTGTAGATTATATTAGAGAAAGGAGATTAAAATGAAAAAACTGAAGAAAACAACAGTCCCAATTCTAAATGATACATACTATGTTTATCTCTTATATGGTGATAAAAATAAGGCTGAAAAATGGGTGAGTGATTATTACCCATTTACTCTAGATAAATATCCTTTTGAAAATAATAAAGGTGCAACCTTCCATGGAGATGGATATCATCCTACTATATGGATATCTGAAGATGCTCCAGAACCGTATTCAACTGTAGCACATGAAGCTGTACACGCTATTAAATGGATATGGAATGATATAGGGGAATATAATCATGACGAGGTATTTGCACATTCAGTAGGTACAATAGTCAGATATTTTATTAAATTACTAGAGAAATGAGGAGAAAATGAAGATCAGAGCGTATTTCCAAATAATTGATAATAATGATGGGGAGGTCTCTTCTAATCAATTCGGAGAAGTGTTTATATCAGACGAATTAGAGTCGATTATTAGACTATGTAAAGATAAATTAAAGGGATACTATGATGGGTTTTGCTGGATAGATTTTAATGAGACAGGTATACTTATAGGAGAGGCTACCGACCAAGAAGTAGATCAATTAATATCTAAATTTAGTGAAAATTAATATGTCTATTAAACCAGTTATCTTAAATATTCTACATGCCAACCCAAGCCTAGATTATGAAGATCTAGTAATTAGAGGAGATGGAGAGATAGGTTTCACTTGTAAACATGGTAAGTACAATACCCTTTATTCAGAGGATGGAAGTATTGAAGCGGGTTGTATACCATGTCTTTCTGATAAAATAATAGTTCAGCCCGATGCTTCGTCTAATAAAACAATATGTCATAAATGTAGAAGTTGGGTTAATCTGGATGTAGCAGTAAGAGCGGGGGATAGTGAAAGAGGATTTTTCCTATGTCCAGAGTGTGCGAGTAAATATCCAAAGTTAGTGCTATAGTAAACAGTTACAAGACTTTGACATGGTATACACAGTTTATTATAATTGGATATAATTAAATTATGAAAAGATGACTATGAAAGAAATACCAGAGGGGATGATGGAAGTATGGGCATCTGGGGAGATTAAAGAGCCTATTGAGGGAGTGAGATTCTCTAATGAGGGTGTGTCTCTAGGGTTTTCCAAATTAGTTGAGGAGGATAACTGGGGAGTTGCTCAAATGATTCTTAATAAACAAGTGAGTAATCTTAAGAAGATATATCACGAAAAGTTAAAATCCGCTATTACCGAAACCAGAAACGATGTAATAGATCTCTTAAGAGAGGAGCTTTCGACAGAGTACGATCATAAATTAGAATTAAGCAAAGAGGAAATAATTAAATTAAAAAAACTTTTAACCGACAATGGAGTACGATATTAACAATATAGAAATTCTTAAAATATTTAGAGAAGATACAAAGAGAGACGGAACTAGATATACCAATAAGAAGGGAGACCCCTTTACTAAGGTAGATATTTATATAGAGAAGGATACGATAGATGATTATGAATTTGAGGGCAAGATGACTTATTTTGATTACTTCCAAAATACTAAAGGGTGGAAGGCTGGGGATAGGATTAGTGGAAAGTTAATAAGGAGTGGACAGTATTGGAACTTTGAAATGATGTCTAAGAAAAGACAGGAGACAGAGGATGTTAAAAATACTTTAGAGGACCATGAGTCCAGAATTAAGAAAATCGAGGATGCTTTGATGAATGCGGATGTTATTCAAAAGCCACGGGATACTACAGAAACACAACAAAGCCCAGTAGATACTATCGATGAGAGTTTTGGTAGTGACGAAGAGATCGAAGAGTTACCATTTTAATTAAATTAGCTGTCCAAAAGAATGAGGTTATACTATAAAAACGACCAAGATTACATATCAGTAACTTCAGTATTAAATCTTAAAGAGCCATTTAGCGAGGAGGACCAAGCGAGATATGAAAAGTGGTGTAAAGATAATGGGTATGATCCTTTATTAATAAGTGTAACCTCACGAATACTAGGAACTAAGGTATCTACATGGATAGAAGATTCTTTGTATGAATTAAGATTTATGGATCCACTTGCAGTAGATAAATTAGAAAAGAAATTGAAAGAAGGTGTCGATGATTTCCTAGACAGATGGACATTATTAAGAGTAGAAGAGACGGTATTTAATAGTAAATTGAATTATGCGGGTCGTTTTGATGGTATTTGTAAAGATAAAGATGGAAATAAGTGGTTAATGGACTGGAAAACTTTTGGGGCATGGAGACCGGAACCATATAAAAGAGACACTAAAAAACTTAAAAAGGCTGGGGATCAATTAACATTATATAAAGAAGCTATGGATTGGGACGGGAAGTTGGGAGTCGTAGTATTTAAAAACGATGGTACATACGACATAGAAGAGAGGAAACCTAACCCAAAGATTATTCAATGGGTTGAGGATAATCAGGATTTAATTTTAGAAACAATTAAGGATGAAAAAGCTAAAAGAGCTGTATCGTAAAGTGAGATATGCGAGAGAAGAGGTTATCATAAGGGCGAGTTCAGGACCGAGGTGGAAGTTTGAGGAGGCATTGGATTTCTATATCTTCCTCACTTGTATCTATACCTGTCTTGGGATTCTTGCTTCGACCCTACTTATCCACTTATTAATTAATCTAGGATGATGGCAAGCTACAAAAAAACAAAAGGGAATAAGTTTGAGAAAGAAGTTCTAACTATACTAAGAGAAAATAATGTTCCATCACAAAGGGTAGTTGCTAGTGGGAGTGTGAAGGAAGATAGTGGAGATATTATAATAGGAAAAGGATCTGAAAAATACAATATAGAATGTAAATTCCATAAGACTATTCCCATAGCAGGACTTGAAAAATGGAAAGAGGATAATGATATATTAATTATGAGACAAAACAGAGATACGGCAAAAGTATATATGGATTTAGAAACTTTTATAAGGTTAATTATTTAAATTTTTAATTATATTCAATATGTTCAATAAACCTAAAAATTTTATAGAGAAAGGTGAAGTTGTTCAAAGTCTTCTTGATGAGATAGGACAGAACCCTTTTTTGTGTTTGGATAGCAATAACCTCGTGAGAAAAAAGGAGAGAGAAAACAGAGACTTGTTTAATGAGACCGTTAGACCACAAGTAAGAGAGATTATAAGGGAGGACTATGTAGAGTGTCATAACTGCGGTTCCCTTATAAAAAAAGAAAGGACATTAGAAGTAGCTATGGTTGGGGATTATAGTAATAATACTGAGTTTTATTGTAAATTGTGTAAACCAGCGTATGATAAAGTAGTAGAAGAGTACAATTCTAAAAAAGATGATTATACTACTAGATACTTCAAAGATGAAGTAGAATGTACCAAGACTGGTAAAATAAAGAAGTAGTGTTTAATGAAAAAAGGTGTGCTAAGTGTGGGAAATCTGAGAAGTATGTGCACCTCGACCCACACCACACCATAAAACAGAGTAGAGGTGGAACGGACGAGGATATAGTATGGCTATGTAGGAGGTGCCATGAATGGGTGGAGAGACACCCCAGAGAGGCAAGAAAATTAGGACTGGATGTGTATGGGTATAAAATAAATAGAAAAAATAATGATACAAAGTGAGGATATATTAGATAAAATTGAAAAACAAGAGGGAGAATTGCAGGCTGATGAAGTTATTAAAAATATCTATCATATACTTAATGTAATTCGAGACCAAAAAGTATCAACTTGGAAACCAGATATGTTAATGGATTATGTATATTCTCTACAAAAGTTTATGTTTAATTTAGGGGATTTAAAAAGTGATGCCTATGCAATTGTAGAGGCTCTTAAAGCTGAGTATGATTCTTCTGTAGATAACCACTATTTAAAATTAAAGAATGGAACAGAAAAAATTTCAGATAAAATGGCAGAAACAATCGCTAAACAAGAGAATGAGGAAAGGCTACAGGAGTTAATTGTGGCCAAGAGAAAAGCAGATAAACTAAAAGAATTACATAATGCATGTAAAGTGCAAATAAACTTGACCCAAACTAAAATAAGAACAATGGATGATGATAGGGTGGGGACTAACATCGCCACTAATTAATGGAAGGCTATAATGAGATAACAACAAGATATCTAAACGGAGAGAGTGTGATTAGAATCGCACAGGATCTTTCTATCTCACGAGAAGCAGTATACCAAAGACTAAGACTCTTGCCAGATTGGGAAAGTAGGAAAAGGGAATATATGGAAAGAAGAAAAGAAAAGAAGAGGTACCTCATGGCAGAACAAGCAGAGACAATAATTAAACTTAGAAAAGAAGGGTTATCTCTACATAAAATAAAGAGAGAGATGGATCTCCCCATGGTTAAAATTAAGAGTATTTTGAAATACAAAGGAAAAGAAATTGGATCTCGTAATGTCACACGGGATAGAGAAATAGTTAAATTATATGAGAAAGGAGTAAAACAGGCTGACTTAGCCAAAAAGTTTAAGACTACTCAACCAAATATTTCCCGAATAGTCAGAAAAGGCGTAACCTAGACTAAGTTTAACTGAAAGACTGCTCCATGATTGACGGAATACTTATTGGTGTGGCGGCCATATTCCTAATACCTTTCGGATGCTATTTATTAGCAGAAATAGGTAGATGGTTATTTGATATTTACTGGGATATACATTGTTTCTTTTATGATTTAACACATAAAGACGAAGAGTAGAGGTGCGGGCTACTCTCCGTCTCTATGACATCTAGTCAAAAAGAATTAGGGGGCGGTCTCAACATAAGTTGTGTTTTTAGACGCTTATATGCCCCCTATCATCTTAATACCTACGTAATATGAATATGCTTCCAAGTCTTCCCTTCTTTAATTCTCCAAATTGTCTGTAATGATACACCATACATCTTTGACAATCTCGTCAATGAAGACCCTTCTTTTATAGATTGTTTTATATCTCTGACCTCACTATTTTTTAATTTAGCGTTTGGACTCTTCTCCCCAGAGAGATGAATCATATTGTGTTCCCCTCTTGTAATAATCTCTAGGTTCCCTATTCTATTGTCGAGTTTATTCCCGTTCTTATGATGGATTATCTCATCTGGAAGAAGTTTCCTCCCGAGGTGCTTTTCCATTATGACTCGATGCACTTTCTCATTGCTCTTAATATAGTAACCATCTGTAGAAAGGATATCTCTTCCTAAATTAGGAAATGCACATTTTCTACTGCAGTACCTTCTCACACTACCTCTCCTGTCCTCACTTGGTCTTGCCCAAAACTCCTTTCCACATCTCTCACATTTTCTATATTCTCCCTTTCTCTTATCCATAGAGTTGAGCTTTGCTTTACATTCTGCAGAACACACCCTTCTTATTGGATATTTAAGTTCTGCTGGACTTATATAATTTTGGAAGACCTTTCCACATACAAAACATGTTACATCTCGTAGTTTCGAGGTCTTCTTTGTTTTCTTCTTCATGGTATATTATACCATATTACCGAATTGAAAAGGGGGATTTTATTCCCTTTGGGTTTATCGTCCTGTTTCCATATATCCTATGCCACCAACAATGACACTCTTTGCAGAAAGATGTTACATTTGATTTATTGTTACCACCTCCATTTTTTTTATTCTTGATGTGATGAACTTGTAATGGATTTTTCTTTGTACCTCCCCTCCCACACAAAACACATTTGTAGTTATTTCTTTGATGTACTTCCTTCTTCCATGCATGCTTTTTAGACACTAGCTCCTCTTTTCTGGAATGTATCTTCCTATGATTTTATAGTGATTCAGATGTGCACAAATGTAGCAACAATGTAAATGTCTATCCTTTTCCTCATCGTAGCAAACCCAAAGAAAATTCTTGAGTAATCTACAAATTGGACATTTAAGTGGTATTACTTGCCATTTCATATCTAACCTCCAAAGTCTAGGTCTACCAGAGCCAATATCTTCAGATTATGATTAACTGCGTATACAATACAACAGATAATCACAAATCCTAATTTGTCCATACAGATGTACATAGGGCAGTCTAAATTCTGCTCATCCATACACCCTTCGCATAGACCAAACATTATATCCTCCTTACAACAACTAGAAAAGCGAAGTGTACGAAACAATCGTACGATAGTGAAATATTTATTCCGCCGTTATAATGGCGAATAATATTGGAAACAACTATCTATCCATCACCTCCGTAAGTATTAGATTGTTAACGAACCGTCCGATTAAAACGGACACTTGAGTTTAATAACTCACGACAGAATAAGCCGTCCAAACTAATTTGAGTGGTCTGCACTTATCCTGTAATCAATTATTAAGTGCTATTGTGTCATGCTAATCAAATTAGCGTGCCATATATTATAGATTGTGTCATGTCTTAATATTAATGACTCAATACTGGGGAGAAAGTAAAGATATACCATGGATAAACTTTCTCAAGCGGGTTTCCGATACTTTAATTAGTATTAAACCTACAACTATCTAGGAAGAGTTTCCAGCCCCTTTAGATATGCTTTAGACCCTCGGAACAGGTCTTATTCAGCCACCCAGTATTCAATTATTAAGAACGACTTAACCATTCAAATACTTCCCTATACCTTTTTATGGTTTTTCTTACTGCCTTTTTTAGTTTTCTTTTTTCTTTTCTTTTCATTTGTCGGTGTTTGTCTCCAAATTACCTTAATCTTTTTCATATCCTGTACATTTTTGTACTGTTTAAGTAATAGTACATTTTTGTCTCTTAACTACTCGCATCAATCAATATGTACGTAAATAAGATAAAGGGGACAGTCAGAAATATTAAGGCTAACCATTTAGCATCATTCTCGTCTACCAACCATGATAGACCTGCAACTAGTGCAGATAATATTGTAATCACTATATTTAGCACCTTTCTTTTTTTATTCTTTTTATATCTATTGTTTCTACAGTGACTGTATATCAATTTCCGACTAAGCGGTTTTTCCACATGCGTGGCTTTACAATTTAAGGCGTGCTATACCTATCCTAAATCTTGGACAGATCTCAAACCTTTAGCAACACCAGCTATCGATGACCCAGTCAACGAAACTATTAAACTATATCCAACCCATATAATCAATTCCATATTAAAAAATACAGAAGGTTCTACTGCAACCATTTCTACTGTGATTCCGTGGAATCCAATAAACAGAGAAATAGCTGTGAGAATATTTGGGATAACAAATGCAACCATAGAGTTATAAACCCTCCATGCAAATGCTCTCCAGAATGGATGTTGGATTTTATCTAGTAATTCTTTCATGATGTATTATATTAAATTAACTAAACTTTGTCAATTCTATCCTTAACTTCGGCTAACAAGTTGTCTGTGTGAATTTTTTTATAATTCATTTCTTTTTCAGCCTCTAAGCTCTTTTCTAAGGCCTTTATTTCTTCCTTCTTAGTATCGATATCTGCGGTGAGGGTGTCAATTGTTTTAAGGGCATCAGAGAGCTGCTCCTCACATGTAGGTCCAGGAGAAGGATATTCACCGTTTAAACAGGTAATTTCTTTGCTCGTTTTAACAAATTTAGACCCGTTTACGTTTGCAACCCACCCAGAATCATGTTTACTAATATCTGGACAGTTTAAAAATTGTAGGTCCCACCACTCGTGTCCATCGGCTGTTCGTGGTCCGTCTTTAATTTTACCTATTGATCCTTTGGGAGCTAGATATGCAATCCTATCATTTGCGGGTCCAAACCTTACATTAGAATCTCCTTTGAATTCTATATTGTCTCCTTTTATGAACTGTGACATATAATAATAATCTTTAAATTTATTCCAATCTATTTTATCTTTCGTTATAAACCAGTCGGCAGCAATATCGTTATAAGTAGTCTTAAATACTATGTCTCTATCAAAATAATCCATCAAATATGGGTAGCTCCCATTTACCATCCCAAGTCCAAGATGTAAGTGTACAGCATATCCACCATTCACAGAGGACGGAGCAACCTCACATATTTTTTGTCCTTTCTTAACCTTAGACCCCTTGGGTAACCATTTATATGTATGCACATAAAATATTCTAAAGTCTGAATCATCTACGTCTAATATACAATAACTCCCAGCACCAGAGCTTTGAGTCGACATAACTCCATCTGCTATTGCATACACAGCAGTTCCTGCTGGTTTGCTCCCGAAATCTACAGCCCTGTTATTAGAACCCCAATGATAAGTCTGTGAAACATATACAGAACCCGAACCAAATGGATTAGAGAATTTTCCTGTTGTCATGATTTTACACCTTTTAATTTATTAGTAGGCAGTCACCATTCTCGTACCTGTTAAATCAGGAAAGTTAGCCTGCCTATACGCTTCTGCTTGATTCACTAATGAAGCTAATGCTTCGACCCAACTATCATTGTAGTTGTATCTATCTCCAAATTGGCTGCCTGCTCCATATCCTTGTAGGGAACCACCCCAATCGGTTAATCTATTTCTCCCTCCATACTGTGTAGCAATATCAGGCATGTATTCATCTAGCCATCCACCCAAAGACTCTCCTGCCATACCTAGGTCCCCACTATCTGTAACGCCCCATCCAAAGTAATTATAAGGGGATGTTTCTGGGTAATATCTAGCCCAACCACCTTCTTGTGCTGCTAAGGCTAATGCCATATAAGGATCAACTCCGTATTGTACTGCCTTTTCTGCAATTAGTGCAGCTTCATCTGCTTGTTGAGGGTGACCTACTGAAGAGTACCAATCTGAAGCAAACTGACCTATATTTCCAAAACCACTATCAACTGGAGGTATATATGCTGATTGTGCCCCTAATACCTCTCCTCCTGGTGCCCCGTAACCTGTTCCTAATTGGACTCCAGCATCTTGTAGATTTAAAACTGGATTTCCTTGTTGTTTACTTAATTCATACGCCGCCAAATCTCTTAATTCTTCTTCTCTTTCCATTCTTGCTCTATTAGCAAAATCCTCTAATTGTATAGTACTCCCAGCCAATCCATAATTAGTCATAACTGGTTTATCAAAAGTATAACCACCGAGATGTTTAATCTCAGCTTGTTTTTGTCTGTCAGCTCTAAGTATGTCTAAAGCATCTCCTAAACCAGAGCCTGTATACTCTACCCCTAGTATATTGTGTAATAATCTATTTGCATCGAATGCCATTTCTATCCTAATGTCTTATTTAAGATCATAGAAACGATAACTGTAATTGCTGCCCCAAAGGTGGTGACAATCAACCACTTGTAAACTGAAAATTCTTTTTGTGTAACGTAACAATCTAATTTCTTTTCTATATTGCTAAAACCGACTTGAAGGTCTTTTTTAACATCATCATTATCCTTTTCTATATTCTGCTTGATCTCAGCGATGTCTTCTTTTACACTTTTCATTTGTTGTTCTAATGCTGCGAATTTAGCTTCCATATTTTAGTAAATTAATTAATAACCATACCCACTCATCGGGCTTACCGTCTGTTGGTATAGTTCCCTTGTGGAACTTAACATACTCTTAAGTCTTGTAATCTTCTCCTGTGCACTTGCTGGTGTATCTGTTAGATCTGGAATCAAACCAACTGCTCTTTCTATGTCTGCATCCGTTAGGAATCCTACTTCTCCTAAAGCCTTAGATAGTCTTGATACAAAACCTTTACGTGTAGATTTAAATATACCTTCTTCAGAAGCAGGTATAAGGGCCCCTTTAAGTTTTCCTAATCTTCCTGCAGTTGCTGCCCCAAATTCTGTTTCTGCTAAGTCTAATCCTCCTACCATACTCGCAATTTCATCTATAATGTTTTCTGCACTTTGTAACTGTATTTCTTCTTTACTTAACTCTGTAGGTGCTCTCTCTTCCATTAGCATATTCGCAAGACTTAGTAATTCACTCTCTGAAGCATTAGGAAACATTTGTTGTGCTTCACTTAATGCAGACTGTACTCCATAACCACCCATACCACCTGTTGGAGACATTTGTATAAATCCAGTCACTGGGTCAAGATAGAATCCTTCTGGTAATCCTAATCCAACACCCTGTTCTTCAGGGATAACTCCGTCTCCTGTTGGTTGCATACCTGTAGGCTGTGTTCCAAACTCTTGTATACCCTGTTGTACTCCTGTTGGTAAAAATTCTTCCCCAGGTCTGGAAACACTCTCTAATAACTGTTGTACTTTACTCCCACTTAAATCTGCTGTTTGTGCAGCACCAGTGACACCACCTATTTTACCAGGACCTATGAATTGTGAAACTTTACTTGGTAAAGAAGTAAGTGCTCCAAGTGGTCTACCTGTTCCTTTAATTCCTCTTGTCAGAACATCAAAGAATGGTTGTATTACTTCACCTGAGAGAGGGACTTCTAAACCAACTGCTCTAGCACCTCTTTTAGCCCCACTTGCCCATCTCTGAACAGGTCCTGCTACTGTCTTTAGTGCTGAATACTGTGCTTTTGGTTTCGCTAATTCTGGTAACAATCCTGTTACCTGTTCCCCTGTTTCTTGAGTACTACCTACTAGGAAGGTCCTTATAGCCTCCCAAATTGCATCAGCTGCTTCTTTTTGGCCACCTTTTTGACTCTTACCAAATTCTGTTCCAGTCTTTTTAATAGTTGCCATAATATCATTAACATCTTTAGCAGATACTATTCCTGCATCATCTGCCTTCTTTCCCAACTCAGCCACAACCCTCCTTAAAGGTTCTTTACTACTTTCTTCACTTAAAGTTCCTACACTCTCTTTAGCTATATTTTCGATAATATCTGTACTAATCCCTTGTGTAGACTCTCTTAATAATTCGTCTATATTCTTTCCAGTAATATTTAATAATTGTTCTATACTCCTAGCTCTCTGAGTTCTAGTCGCCATAGGTAACTTATTTTTTCTTAGTAAATCGTCAATCATAGAGGTATACTGTTCTGCTTGTTGCATTCCACCTACCTTAGAAATTGTTCCTGGTTCTTGTCCTAATAGTTCTTTTGTACTCAATTGTCCTCTTCCAGGAAACATTCTAGATAATAACTGACCAGCCCCATAACCAGCACCACCAAGTGCCCCCCCTGTTAAACCACCAGTAACTATATCCTGTAATTCTTCTCCCCTTCTACTTCCTCCATAACCACCAAGAGCACCACCTGCAGCTCCAGTCCCTATAGCCCCTGCTAATCCCTTACCAAATGTTGGCATCATAACAGATCCTGTAATTGCTGCGTCTTTAAGGGCTCTACTATAGTCTAACAATCCCTCCATTTCCTGTTCTGCTAAGAAAGTAGGTTTATAATCCATTAAGTTTTTATATGCTAAATCCGAACCAATTAGATTTTGTCTGTATCTTTGCATTTCTGGAAGGGCTCTTAATGCCTCTGAACCTCCTAATTGTCTCAATTGTTCATTAGTAAAAGTAGGAGACTCAACTCTTTTAACTTTTCTCGCAGCATTAATAAGAGAGGCATATTCAGCCAAATCTCGAGCTGGCCTAGTTACAAACATGCCTACATTTTTTAATAAATTCTTAACAAAGTCCATTTTTAGTTATCTTAATTTATTTCCAAAATTGCCACCACTTTTTATCCACTTTATCCCCACTAGCCCAACTTCCACCTCCACCTGCACCCGTTGGAACGTATCCACTTAGCGTCCCTGTTCCTGCTCCTGTTCCTGTTATAGGTGCAGTTATTCCAGCCCCACCTCCAAATGTGTTCCATAGTGCATCTTCAGTTACATTTATCCCTAAGCTGACAGCCTCATTCAACAATGCAGGAATTACACTTTTAAGAGTTGAGGTTGGTAAACTACCACTAGCCAATTTAGCCACTTTTGCGTTCCATTGTGCTACTGGGTCGACTTCTGTTGTTTGTGTTGGGACATAAGAACCACCCCCACTACCTGCTGCTAAACTTGCATTAAACTGTCTAACTTGTTCATCAAATTGTTTTTGTTGTATATACCTATCATAAGCATTCTGTGCCATACCATAACCTGTTTGCCATTGTCCTACTCCCTGTCCAATCAGGTCTTCCATACCAGCCTGTCGTGTTCCAAATATACCTCTAGCAACTTGTGCCAATGCACTCTTTCGTGCTACATCTTGTGTGGCTGCCTGTAGCCTTGAAGTTGGACTTAAGTCTGCTGCTGTAGTTCCCATACCGTATCCACTAAAAGCATCATAAAATGATGGAAGTTGTTCTGTTTCATACTTAGCAATAGTCTCTAATTCAGGTCTTAATCCTTGGTATGCATCTGTAATTGTCTTGCGAATCGTAGACTCTGCTGTTGGGTCTGATTCGTATGCTCTTAATGTCTCTTCTATATCCATCTTATAATACTTTTAATTAAATCGGGGTTATCGTCCCATATAAATTAGTTGGCCTCGCACTATACCCACTTCTCCCTCCTAACCTAAAATAATCTCTCATGTCTAAAGGATTGTATTGATATTGTGTGGTCGGTACACTTGGTTGATTTGTCCACCCTAGATTTTCAAACGCTCCGCCTAATCCTGCTGCTTCTAATTGATATCCAGATGGGTCTTCAGACTCCATATATTGTCTCATTTGCTGACCATACCAATCCGTGAATAGATCCTTTTGTGTTGTCATATACTGTTCAACTTGTTCTCTTCTACTCCTCTCTAGCTCGTCTAATAGAGCTTCTCTTTGTGTCATTCCGTACCCACTTCTCATTAATCCCTTTTGTGCTGCCTGCCAATCATAATCTCTAGTTTGGGTTACAGCCTGTCTAAAAGCTTCTGGATTTACTTGCTCCGCTGCAAACTGTTGTAAAGATGCAGTAGGAATTAGCTCTTGTTCTGTTCCAAATCTCTTATAAAACGCCTCTTTTGTAGGCCCTACCTGTTTAGCAATGCTCTCTGCTACTTCTTGAGATTTCGTTTTAGTTGTTCCAGCCTTAGAGGTAGAGGAAGTAGGACTACCATAAGTCAATTTCTGACCAGCATAAATCAAGTTAGGATTACTACCAACTACACTCTTATTAACGTTATAAAGTTCCTGCCAACCTCCACTTATTCCAAGTTTTTTAGCAATCGCACTTAAACTATCTCCCCGTTGGACTGTGTAAACCGCCATTATCTGTCATACCTATAAAAGTTATTTACATCTCTTCTGGACATTCTTATTCTCTTTGTAGTGTCAGAATTCAAAGATTGTTCCTGTACCATAAAACTCATAGTAATTTGTGAGAATCTCTCCCTCATTACTTCCGCTTTTTCATACTCCCCCATCTTTTCAAAACATGGTATAGCTGCCCCGGTTATTATATGTTTATGAATTTCACTTGGTAATTTTTCTGGAATATCAGTATCATCACTCATATGAGAAGGCCTCTCTATATACATAACTTTCAACCCTTCTGTAACCGCCTCATCTGGAATACAATCCTCAGGAAATTCAATTCCTAATTCATAATGTTCTGAACTCGTGTTATAAATCTGCTTCTCAAAATAAATAGGGTTCGATTGACTCCATGTCTCCGAACCTGTCAAATATACATCTGTTTTATCCCTTCTAATTACTTTTGTATAGTCCTCATCGGTAGAATCATACATAATACCTACCCATGCGACTGCCAAAAGATCAGTGGCATCACCACCGAATGTATAAGTTGCCTGATCCTCTACCGTATCTCCCGTTGAGGTGACAGCAAATCTATCACGGTTAGCCACCGCATACCACTTATATACTTCTTCAAAATATTGATTTATCCACCTGTCCGCTTCTGTTGTTGTTATAAAACCAGAAACGAAATCTCCACTACTGTCTGTCTGGTTAATGGAAGAACCTAGGTCATTTCTTAGTTCGCTTAATGTCATTTAAATTCTCCCAAATTTATGTTATATAATATATCCTATAGAATATTTTGTCAAGTACTATATTCATCTAATATATCCATGTCTTCGTCTAATCGGTTATAAAAAATAGTATAATCCATAGTAATTGTTCTTGCTGGAAATGTATTATAACCGAAAGTTCCATCTGCTATCCTTTTAAGGTTAATTACTAAATCCGTGCTTGTTGCATAGACTTCTAACTCTTCATCATCTAAGAATGAGGATCCACCATACACGTACTTAATATCTTCAAAGTTATTAATATCTATTGTTGTTGGAACATACATAGGTGCTCCACCAGCACTTAGTGTCCAAAAGTCTGTCCAATTAGCACCAACACCAGGTTCGTCAGAAGCAGTTGAAGTATGATATACGGTACAGATATATTCGTTACCTCCATTACTGGCATAATCATCTACTAAATACTCCGTATCTATTGCCCATGGTGGTCTATTATGCCATTGCCAATACCAAGAATAATACAATTGTAAAGATAATTGTACTGGGGCTAACGGAGTGAAGAATGGAATATACCCAAGGTTATGAGAATAAGAAGTAGAAACTTCATCATATTCATCGACTGCACTTGGGGTCCAAGAAGGAACATTTAAAGTTAAAGTTCCAGTAGTATAAACTTTCAGGGAGTCATAATAACTGTGTACTTTCCTCTCATAATCAGCACATCCATCGGTACCTCCCACTCTGACTACTGGCTGATCTGATTTTAAGGCGACAGGTTTTGCACTAGGAGTCCCTAATGGGTCTAAAAACATAAATGCAATCGCAGCACTATCATTAGTACTTGTATAAGGGGTTGTTGTAAAATCGGAGAAATGAGACATTATTTTAAAATTTATATCTTCATCGTCAATAGTAGAATTAGTTTGACTAAGGGATTGAGAGGTAACATACCCTATTTTCTTAGGAGAGTCCTCTATTTCTCTAAAAAAAACTATCATAGGCGGATAACTTAAACTGTGAGCCACACTAGAATCTGAAGTTACTCTAACAACTTTTGTCACTTTTGGAAGATAAAACTCACTGTCAAATGCTTTGTCTACAGCATCTGAAGTTAATGCATCCTCTCCTTCTTTAGCTATAACTAATCTAGCTCCAGGCATCTTTACTTGGGTCTATAAAAATTATATATTCATAATCTACATCAAAAGCATCATAGGCTCCTATATCAATATTATCGTAGATGTAAATATAGAACCTGATGATATTATCGGTAATTCTACTGAAACCAGTACACCATTTTGTTGGACCAGTCGAACCAGTGTTGACAATTGGGTTTTGTTTCCAAACATCAGATGGTTCTTTAGCCCATGCTAAAAACATCGGTTGATACCCTAAATTGTGTTCAATATCTACACTTAATCTCTGTTGTGTACTTCCACCAGCCCTTGCCTCAAATGATAGTGTTCCACTACCAAATTCGTGGACCTTAAATTGGTTTAAATCACTGTCCAAAGTCCTGAATCTAGGATGACAAGTTAAAGCATCATACCTTCTCCTTGCTGTTTTTATTACGCCTCTTTGTCCCATTAATCTTCTTCAATTCCAATAAATACTGCTATATTACCTAACTTATCAGGAATCAGAATATTACCAGAATAATTGCTGTTACTAAACGTGGATTGTGCAACAAATTCAGTAACATTACCTGTCCCGTCTATATTACTACTTGCAGGTACTAAAGCGTCTTCTTTTCTTTCTATCGTGGACTCTATTAGATTTCCACGTGTGTCATATATTCCCGATGTCATATTAGGTTGTATAATTCAAATTAGGCTGTATATAACCATACCATTGAGTATATCCTAGTAAGGTCACGTTCACTCCGCTATCTGCATTACTAAACTCGTAAGAGATTGTTCTTCCCCTTAATCCTCCTATTGTAGCTCTCTCGAATTGATACTCCTTTGTTGTAGTCCCTGTTAATGGTAATTTTGTTGTGGAGGATCCATCTAAATACGTAGTATAAGAGTTGTCTCCGTTTTTTGCTATCTTGACGGTTATATACTTAGCTGTTTCACCCTCTGGTCTGTATGCTACATAAAAATCCCCTAATGTTTTTTCACTCTCTGGATTCTCAAAATCAAAGTATTTAGTCCTAATAACAGATGTAATAGCAGAGGTGTCATGAGTATAACTGAAGTCTCTTTGATATGTCTTTCCTGCTGCGTTACTACCAAATAGAAGTCTTTTATCACCACTACTATTAATAAATGTCGTCCACTGATTTGATGGGTGATTATCTAAGAAGAACCAGGAGTCCCTATAAGTATCGTAAACGATGACAACATTCGACTGTGCTCCGCTATCCCCTGGCATAGTAGCAGTCAACGTTCCTATCCAAAGGTAGTATTTTCCATCTAATACTCCTGCATTCATTTCACCCCAGTTACTACCATTGATTAGTCTCCAAATGGAATTTGTGACCCAATTCGTAATTGGTAAGGAAATTAGTGTTGGCAGACTCGACCCTGTGAATCTATAAATACCCTCTCTAGAGGCCCAATACAAAATACCATCTATCTCTTTAATAGTATCATGAGCAACACATCCTATTTTGGCTAATTGTTTGGTTTCATATGTTGCTGGGTTCCAGTACCACATATCTTCTTCCGTAAAAATAAAGAGTAATCCTTGATATGCTTTAATTCCTGTAATATCCCCATCTACAGTGATAATCTGAGACGTTGTCGCATAAGTATCATGATCTGTTTCATTTGCATTATAAAATACATGTGTACTAGGGTATGTATACACTACCTGATTTGTATCGTAAGTTGCATCTGTAACAGCACCTAAATATAAAGAATTATTTAATACTTCTAAGTACTTACCCTTAATCGTTGCTGACCCATTATCCGTAGAGATACTGATTAAAGTGGAACCATCTGTATAAGATACGTTGGTTGCCTGTTCTGCTATATAACATCTGTCTAAAAAATTAGCAGCTGAACATCTGTTTCCCTCCGTAAAGGCAGATGCAGAAATCTGTGACCATGCAATTGGGTCCCCAGTAGCTTTATATAAATTACTCTTAATGACGGATAATAATGTATGAGTATCACTTAAATCCGTGTAATCAAAGAGTAAATCTACCCCATTAGTAGCACTAGCTATTGTACTTGCATATTGAGAATATCCACCATCTTTACTGAAAGAACCATATTCATCATGGACAACATTCTTAAGATATGTATAACGAGTATCTCCCATTAAAAATGGGTTCATACTTTGATCCATACCACCACTAAGGTCATATCGTCTCATTAAATATTTATTTGTTTCATTACTAGCCATCTACTGTTTCATTAGTAAAATTAGTTGCTGCTGTAGTAACTTCTTTATCTGTAAAACTTAAGGAGCTACTCACAGTTTTTTTAGTTGTTAACGCACCCTCATAATATCCTACATAATAGTTCTCTGTTTGGTCTAGTAGCCAATTTCCTTCCTGGTCTAAAAGAGCCCCAGAAGCTACCGATTTTTGAGTATCTGTTAATTGTAGACTGGAATCTACATCAATATCGTTAAAGGATGATATTCCAGGATACCCAAATACATCGTTAAAGGGCAAAGCTCCAAACACAAAAACATTAATATTACTATCCGCATAACCCACTCCAAATTGTACTGTTTTATCTTTAAATTGTGCCACACTATGTTAACATTATTAATATTAATTATTTCCTATTGCTATTACAGATAAATACTGTGTTGAACCCCTCCTATTTTCCACGTATATCTTACCGTCTGTATGTGCAGATATAGTGTATTTAGTATCTGCTCCTGTAGTTCCATTTAAAACCCCTGTAGTTGCTTGCCAATTACTACTTGTTCCATTAAATAATATATTGCATGCTGCACTAGTCTGTCTGTACACAACTAAACATCCATCAGCTGTATTTCCAAGCTGCCATACTAAAACTAATCCTCCCGCTGCTGGCATATCAAAGGACTTGGCAGAATCATCTGCAAATTCTGCACTATTGAAAAGACTATCATTCAACAGTCCCAAAGTTATCTCAGGGGTAGTTAGTGTTTTATTAGTAAGAGTTTGTGTGTCCGTAGTTCCTACTATAGCTCCACTAGGTGGTGTAGGACCATCTACCAAATCTCCATCAGCATTCCATATAGATAAATCTCCACTTGTCCCTTTTGTTCCTGTTATAACACTACCATCTTGTCCACTCCTAGTTTTTAGTGCACTCGTTGCTATGTTCTGTAAAATATTATCATCATCATCAATTGTTTTATTAATAACTGTTTTAGTATTATTTAATGTGAGAACATCCGACAAGGCAGTACCAGAATCTTCAATATTTTCACTACTCCCTATTGAAAGAATATTTCCGTCTGTTCCACCAGCTACTTTTAATAAATTAGCGATAGTTATTTGCTTATTAGTTCCCCCTGAGGACATAGTAGTATCACTAACATCCAACAGCCATAATTTATCATTATCTGCCTTTGTCGTTAACTCACTATATTGTAATATTGTTTTTCCTGTTACTGACATTATCCTTTTGTTTTTAGATTTATTATATTATTCATTGTTTTAGTTAGTTAAATTTATAAGTATGTACAGGTTGCTCGGATATAACAAGGTCTCTGGTTGCACTGGTTTCTAATAGTTGCCAGACTACTAGAAATGGAAGAACAATTTAGATAGTAGGTTGTTTTACTACTAACGGATACTGGAACTTCTACGTAAGGAGAATATCTCATTCCTAAGGATGCCGTTGAAGTCTGCCAAGTAGTTGTGAATCTTGTGTCAGATTCAGTATTGTTAGCTGTGGAAAGGGTTGATTTAAGATATATTACAACCGCAGAACCTTTATCACCCTGTAAACTCAAGGCATAAGATAAATTCCAAGACCCTATTGGAACACTGAGAGACAAAGAACCCAAATTGTACCAAGTTCCATCTGTAGGATTAGACTGCTTAGCATCAGTTGAACCATCATTTAGGACTTCACTCCAGTTAGCAGGGTCTAAAGGAAAACCTTGTGGTGCTTTAACCATAGAATAATAAGGATTGGTAATTGTTCCACTACTTAAATCATAATCCGTTCCTCCATATACTGTAACTGTGGTGTTAGGACTTGAATATGCTACCTTAGTAATAATAAAGTACTGTGTACCACTATCCGTTAGTTTTATCCTCATACCTGCACTATATTTAGAAGTTTTGTCTCCAGAAATCGTAAATGTATATGTAGGGTCGTCAGCAGAAGCGTATGTCCAAGTTTCTCCTGCTGCTATCCAACCATCTTCTACAGCACTTGTAGCAACCCCACTATCTATTGCATCCCCATTTCCATCCCATTCAACTAAGTTTCCATTTGTTCCTGCTGTTCCTGTAACTAACTTCGTATCACTACCTGTTCTGCTTGTACTCTTGATAGAACTATATGCTAAATCTTGGACTGTATTATCATCCCCGTCAATAGTCTTATTTGTTAGTGTTTGTGTATCTGTCGTACCTACTATAGTTCCAGCTGGTGGTGTAGGACCGTCTACCAAATCTCCATCCACATTCCATATGGATAAATCTCCATTTGTCCCACTAGTACCTGTAATTACTGTTGCATCTGACCCACTCCTAGCCTCTAAAGATAAAGTAGGGATATCTTGAATTGTGTTATCATTTCCATCAATTGTTTTATTAGTCAAGGTTTGAGTTTCAGTTGTACCCACAACATCACCAGCTGGATTTGTTTCACTACCTATAACACTTCCATTCCCAGTTAAAAGTCCTGTTATGTCAGTAGTTGTGCTAGTAGTTATATTATCTGGTCCTGTAGGTCCCGTAGGTCCTGTAGGTCCCGTTGGTCCCGTTGGTCCCGTAGGTCCTGTTGGTCCTGTATCACCAGCAGTACCTTGTGGTCCCGTTGGTCCTGTTGGTCCTGTAGGTCCTGTATCACCAGCAGTACCTTGTGGTCCCGTTGGTCCCGTTGGTCCTGTAGGTCCTGTATCACCAGCAGTACCTTGTGGTCCTGTAGGCCCCGTTGGTCCTGTAGGTCCTGTTGGTCCTGTATCACCAGCAGTACCTTGTGGTCCTGTAGGTCCTGTAGGTCCTGTGGGCCCTGTTGGTCCTGTAGGTCCTATAGGTCCTGTAGCACCAGTATCACCAGCAGTACCTTGTGGTCCTGTTGGCCCTGTAGGTCCTGTTGGTCCTGTAGGTCCTGTGGGCCCTGTTGGTCCTGTAGGTCCTATAGGTCCTGTAGCACCAGTATCACCAGCAGTACCTTGTGGTCCTGTTGGCCCTGTTGGTCCTGTTGGCCCTGTTGGCCCTGTTGGTCCTGTAGGTCCTGTTGGTCCTGTAGGTCCTGTGGCACCATCACCTATACCTAAATCACTCTTAACTTCAGCATAACTACGCCCTTCTAATCCATCAGTTGTAAATTTAGCATAATCATTATCCGCTACATCACTATCATCCACAGTTACTACTTTATTATCTGCAATACTATGACCTACTTCTGCTGTCCCTGATACAGATAATTCTCCAGAAATATTAAGATCTCCAGCCATATCTGAAACAATCAGGTTGATTGTCCCTGAACCCACAACCCCATCAGCAGCAGTAACAACATCGAAGAAACTATTCCAAGTATCTCCTGTTGCTATGTTCCCACTGTAGGCATTTCCTGTATTTGCAGTAACAGTTATAAAACTATGTTCCGTTATAGCAGTCGTAGCTGTCCCAGCAGAACTAACAAAACCTCCATAAGCATCCCCCCCATTTTCACTTTTAACCGTCCATTCACTTGTTTTTATTCTTATGTCGGAATCACTTGCTAGTGTGTAAAGACCTGCAATAATACCATTACCTGTAGTACCAAGGTCTAGGAAGGAATTAGCTAAAATAAAAGTAATTCCAGTTCCTGATAAAGTTCCAAATCCTGCAAAAATATCGTTTGTATCATCACAATCTCCAAATACAGCTATCGAATTTCCCCTGAAAATTGTATTTGTTCCTGAGACTGTGACTGCTTCCTGAATTAGAGCAGTACCTGTTGTTGTACCCTCAATGTCATAATATATAAAAGTATTAAATGCAGTATATGTTCCTCCAGAAATATCTAGAGCCCTTAATGTGTAGTCTCCTCCAGTCTTTTCCGTATCAATAACAACATCTCTTAATGTATGATTTCCTCCAGTTGAAGACACTGCAGAGGTATTAGCTGTCAATGTTCCATAATCAGTATCTATCGTTATATTGTATAGGTTTGAAAAAGTTGTATCAAAGGTTATAGCTGTACCTGATGTTGGAGTTATACGACATGTATCTTGGTCTATTCCTACTAAATCAACATATTCTTCCATTACTACATTCTCTGCATAATCCCCAGGGTATATAACTACTGCATATCTTTTACTAGTTGAATTATCTACAATAGAATCAATAGCCCCTTGAATTGTAGTATAATCACCTCCCGATTTAGCTACTGTAACTATTTGGGCATAATCACTTCCAACTCCTGTTGGTCCTGTTGGTCCTGTTGGTCCTGTAGGTCCTGTAGGTCCTGTAGAACCCGTTGAACCAGTAGGTCCTGTAGGTCCTACTGCAGTACTTGCAGCACCAGTTGGTCCCGTTGGTCCCGTAGGTCCTGTAGGTCCTGTAGAACCAGTAGATCCTGTAGGTCCTACTGCAGTACTTGCAGCACCAGTTGGTCCCGTTGATCCCGTAGGTCCTGTAGGTCCTGTAGAACCAGTAGATCCTGTAGGTCCTACTGCAGTACTTGCAGCACCAGTTGGTCCCGTTGGTCCCGTTGGTCCTGTAGGTCCTGTAGCACCAGTATCACCAGCAGTACCCTGTGGTCCTGTAGATCCTGTAGGTCCTACTGCAGTACTTGCAGCACCAGTTGGTCCCGTTGGTCCCGTAGGTCCTGTAGGTCCTGTAGAACCAGTAGATCCTGTAGGTCCTACTGCAGTACTTGCAGCACCAGTTGGTCCTGTAGGCCCTGTAGATCCTGTAGGTCCTGTAGCACCAGTATCACCAGCAGTACCTTGTGGCCCTGTAGATCCTGTAGATCCTGTAGCACCAGTATCACCAGCAGTACCTTGTGGTCCTGTAGGCCCTGTAGGTCCTGTAGCACCAGTATCACCAGCAGTACCTTGTGGTCCTGTAGGCCCTGTAGGTCCTGTAGCACCAGTTGGCCCTGTAACACCAGTTGATCCTGTAGGTCCTGTAGAACCTATTGAACCTGTAGGTCCTGTAGGTCCCGTCACTGCATTCTCTATCACATAATCTTGAAGTTCTTCTATATATTCTGCTGTTAGTAATTGGCGTACATAGTCATCCTTTAAGTGTTCACTAGCACTAGTGTCTTCCTGTGCTCTTTCCACAGTAAATGTAGTCCCAGATACGCCAGTTACTTTCATTATTTCAAACCCTGAATCCTGGGAAGGAGAATTGTAATCGTCACTCCATACTGTAACCATAAAATCCCCACTAGTAGGAAAATAACTAGCATTAGCAACTTTTATTGTTAATTGTGAATCGTTTACAGTTGCAGATAAGGTAGATTTAGCATTATTAGCCGCTTTTAACATTCCATTAAGTCATAAATTATAAGATGCACCTATAGCTTATCCTATAATATATCACTTTAGGTCTATTTTGTCCAGTTATTTTTTGATGAAAGAATCTACTAATAAAATGTACAAAGATATATGTCCTGCATTAGGATTCCCATTTAATTTCCACCTATTACTCACCCAGTTAAATCTATAAATATTCTGGATGTCTATAGGTAATCGTAATTTTATTAAATCTTCAGTATATATTCTCAAATGAGAAGGGTCTCTAAACGAAGGTACTGAAAAAATAAATCTTTTACCCTTTGGAATATTTTTTATTATCTCTAGATCATCTACATGTTCTAATACTTCTGTAGACATATAAATATCAGCATCTTTGTAGTTTTTCTCCTCATAAGCATCTCCTACCCACACATCTAGCTCTGGATATTTTGCTTTGACTTTTTCTATAGCGTTATTACTGAAATCGAAACCTGAATAGTTGTCAATGTATTTAGATGCCTCTGCTAGGCCACACCCTATATCTAAAACTTTTTTATCCTCAACTAATTCCCCTATCTTCTTCAATATATCTGTATACCGAGACATATTAGTATCTTTATTAAATAGTTCGTTATAGTATTCCTCCCCTTTCTCCGTTGTACTAGTCCTATTGAATAATATATTTCTATTATCAGCTAACTCGGCAAAACTTAACCATCTATCAGCATTCTGCCAATCCATATGATCTGCTAAGAAAAATAAAGCTTCTTTAAAATTTGCATTATATTTAAGGGCCATTAGTGCAGAGTTACAAGCTTCATCAAAATTACCTAGCTTAGCAAGGGCTCTAGCTCTTTGTAAGTAAGCATCCTCTTTTTCCATTAAAAACTTTGACCTCTTTAGATACTCATCAAGCATATCAACAGACTTTTGCCATAATCCTTTCTTAAAAAATGCCTTCCCAAGGTAGTATCTCTCTCTTACAGAATCTGGATTATCTGCGATAGTTTTTAATAATATTCTCATTTCTCTATCTGGATCTTTTTTGTGTGCGGGCGAATACCCGTAAACAATTTTAAGCTCCGTCTCAGATCTATCATCTTTATTTAGAAGATTATGAACATTATTAACCCAGTATATTTCAGGTATGTTACGATATAGTCTTGGAAATACATGAACTTCCTTATTAGCTTCTGCTTCTAATCGAACCCTTAATGTATCTGTAGTAGCCTTCTCAATTTCTTTGTATACGTCTTCTATAGGATTTACAAGATACTCGTCTGCATCTATTGTTAAAATCCAGTCAATGTCTTTTGAAACTTTAGATTTAGAATGGTTTCTAGCCTCACAAAATGAGTCATTCCATGTATAATCAGTGAAAACCTTATCCGTATATTGTTTAGCTATTTCAACCGTATTATCCTCCGAACCCGTGTCACAAACAACTATTTCGTCAACCCCTTTAATAGAGTCTAAACACCGTGATAATAGTTCTTCCTCGTTTTTAACAATCATCACGACTGCTAATTTCTTCTTCATTAATGCACCTTTAGATTTTACTTAATATCGTCTTCGTGATCTATAACCAACCATGCACTATGAGTACCATCTGTGGTTTCCGTAACGGTTACTTTTACAAACTCGAAACAGTCCTCTGGACTCATTGTCATAAAATCTACACCATCTGCAGACAAAGTTAATGTCTGAACCCTGGTTAAATTTTGAGAATTACTATTTGTTGCATTGCTAATCCACTTTTTATAATCAGCAAAATCTGTGCCAACTCCTACTTCCGCAGTAAATGCAGAACTACCACTAGAATGATCTGCTCTTTTTCCTATCAAGGTAACTCTCTTAGCACCGAGTATATCATAAGCATCAGATTCTGTAGTTGCAGTAACCTCATCAAAGACTTGAATTACTTTTCTCATCTCTTTAAATATAAAATTATTTAGGAATCTCTATAATGTCTTCTAGTAAAAGAATTTCTGCTGCAGATAACTTAATATCTTCAGGAATCTTAATTTTACTATCCAAATCATATTCTTCCTCTATATCCAGAAGTTTATCTAATTCCTTAGTAGCCTCTTCCTGTTTCTTCTCATCTTTAATTTCCCAATTACCTTCTTTATTCTTCTCTCCGAACTTTTCAAATACCTTTAACTTTGCCTTGTTAAAGATCTCTTCATTTTCTCTGAGACTTTTAGCAAATCTTACTAACTTATAAGACTCTGTAATTTCTAGAGGTTTTTCTATCAATTTGTTAATTACAGGAATCTGACCTCTAATAAAAATACTATTTTTAAACTTCATTTTATCACACCTTTTAATTTATATAAGGGGCATAGTATTACCCATGCCCCAATTATATATTATTTAAGTTGTATTTTCAACCTAAACTACCGATTAAGCGGAAGGAGCACCAAAGTACGATAAGTACCTATCTGTTCCATTTACGCTTATTCTCAAGAAACCGATTGCAGTTCCTTCTGTTGTCTGAGTTTCATCAACAGAGTTACCAGAACCTTCTGTACTCTCAAAGAGAACAAATGGTTCAGAAACATCAGCCTGTAGCAATCCGAGTACTACATTAGCACCAGTTGCACTAGCCTGTTGTATTCTTATAACCTGTGAATCTGCATTACATGCTGCAACATTAGAAACAACTTCGAGAGTTGCCTTATCTGCTGCAAGTGCTGCTCCAGATGTAAAGTATACTGCTGAGTTAGCCTCAGGATCTGCATCAACATGAAGACCAATTACTTTCTTTCCACCTGCATCAATCTTAACACCAATATTTTCATTAGTGTCGGTTATTCCTGCAAAGTCAAACTCTGCATAGATTGCTCCACTTGCTGGTGTTCCAGTTGTATCTACTCTAAATGTATTACCACCCGTAGCTAAAGCTCCATCAGAAGATACTGTTAAAACAGCGTTATCTGAGGTTAATGCTCCACCACCGTTGATTGTTACAACGTCTGATGCTGTTGGATCTCCATCAATGTACATTGCTGTCATTGCTTTAGAAGCACCAACATATTCAATACCAATAGCTCCTGCATTTGGAGAACCAGTTGGGGCAACCCTTAATAGGTTTCCACCACTTGCTACTGCTCCACCTGCATCGACTAATAGTACTGCACTATCAGATGCAATAACTCCTGCCTTATTATCAAGAGAGAGTAATGTACCTGTTCCGTCTTCAGATTCTATTATAGAACCGTCTGAATCAGAAAGATAAATATCTCCTACTGTCATTACTAAAGCGTTTGTTCCTGCTGCTGAACCTGCAATTGTTAAAAGACCGTCTTCACCTACTGTGAATACTGCACTTCCAGCTGTTGCATCCCATGCTCTTAGGTATGAACCACCATTTAATGTTGCTTCAGTTAATTGAAGATTTAAGAGAGCTCCAGTTGTCAAGGACGTAGACTCTAGTTCTACAATTCCTGCACTTGTTGCTGCTCCAATTGTGGTTGCTGTGTTGTTAATTACTGTGACTGACTCTGCATTATCTGCATCAGTTAAAGAAAGACTACCATCACTCATTACCATATCACCTGCGGTGATTGTTAATTTTGTGGCTCCTCCTGCTCCAGCAATTGTTAAAGAATGAGCTGCTTCGAGGGTCATATTCCCATCAAAGTTTGTTGCTCCAGCAATATCTAAGTGACTAGAAGCACCAACCCACTGGATGACTGCATCACTGCTGTCTCCCAATGTGATAGCTTCATCATCTGCCATTACTAAAGCTGTGGCTGTAATGGATCCTGCTTTTGTGACAAACCAAGTTCCACTTGTTCCTTCTATATCATATCCAGAACCAGCATTTGTAATTTGGATACAATCCCCTGAACTACCTGCACTCCCTGTGACAGTTAAGCCATCATTGGTTGCATGCGTCAAAGACATTGTAAATGTGTCTTCATCTATTGTTAAAGTTTTATCTTTATCATAGATTGCGTCCCATGAAGGAACGGATCCAGATGCTCCAGATGTAATATCAATCTCTTGACTCCCATCCCAAGCATAAAGAGTATCACTTCTCCAATACAGACCAAGGTCATCAGATGCTGATAAAGCGGCTGTTCTTTGAGCTCCGAATCGTAGAGTACCAAGAGTTAGGTTCACTCCATCGAAATCGGTATAACGATTATCATTATATTTTGCCATATTAATTAGTTACCAATTTAATACAGTGTCCGCAGCCATGGTTAGCCAGTACTCCAATTAAAACTCCTAAGAGAACTTTTGGGTACCACGGACACTAAAAAGTTTTTAACGTTCCATTAACTAGAATATGTTGTTCCGTCTCCAAGAGATCCTGCTACTCCATACCAACCAGAGATTCCTACTGCGTAGTAGTCTCTAACCCTTGTATACCAGATACTTGTATCCTCATCTTGCCATGCTTTAATATCAAAGTCTTGCAACTGTTTGAATTTAAGTTCCTTCTTTGTATAGTAAGGATCTAAAAGGAAGTACCTAGCGTCATATGTTTCCCTATCTGTAGAAGTTGTATCACCCATTTTATAGGCGTATCTCCAACTGAGGTAAGGATTTACAAAGACATCAACGTTTCTTCCTTTGAAGTAGTTTACAGAGTTATCTGCTGTTCCAGGTGTTCCATCAGCTTCTGCAATTTGCAATGCTGCCTCACGATTGTAAGGTGCGACCATAAGTATTAACTTTGCGTTAAGACCTACATCGATAGGAATTCCTTTGTTCGAGTAAACCTCGATAACAACGTCTTCAAGTAATTTAAGATTATCATAAGATAACGCTCTTTGGACTCCATCACTGAATGTGTTGGATTGAGCTGTTCCACCATCCTTTCTAGGATGTGCTGTGGAAATGAATGGTTTACCATCTCCGTAAGTAACGGTTGAGGTAAATGCGTTTCTGAAGATAGCGAATGCGTTCACATCTCTTCCCATAACGGCTTTTTTGGATAATTCCCTTGCTCTTGATTCAGGCTTTGAAACTTGCCCGTAAAGATCTGTTAATTCAAGAAGTTTGGTTATAGCAATCTTCTTTGCATAAATTTTAGGTTCATATCTCCATGTATAGCCAAGTAAGAACTCGTCTTCTGGTGAAGATCCACCTTCAGAGATTTCCTCTGGGAAGTCGACACCTGCAATACTTGAATCATCCTCATAGAGTCTAGATGTTGTCTCTAGAGCGAAGATTCTTGTGAATGCTGGTTTGTGCAACTTTGCTTCCTCTTCCATCCACATCTCGACTCCAGGAGCTGTTAGCTCAGAGAATCCTGCTGTGTTCATTGTTGCCATTTTAAAACCACTATTAAATTATATATATATTTTTAAGTCTATTGACCAAATATTTGGCCTTCAACTAACTTGACGTCTAGCCAGTTTCCAGGAATGTCTGGAATACCAACTATCAAGAAGTTTGCTACAGATGAGCTAGCTGAACTTTCGTCAACTTTTCTCTCGTCTGTTGTCAAAACATCAATGTAATACCCTATTGTATCGGAACCTGTTGTAGTTCCAAGAGTATCGTCTGCTTCAACCCTGATAACATCGTTAGGCTGAACAGGCATAACCTTAGCCTTAACTTTCTTATCTGTTTGATTGTCAGAAGCTGCTGTGTAATATCCTCCAGATTCGGAGAATGTTCCATCATATTGACTTGACAATGCATTCTCGATAGGTACGTTTCCATCTCCGACTACAAACCCTTCACAGATTCCATAATGTTTATCTGTTACAGCGTCTGATCCATCTATTCCTCCATTTGCTAACTTAGCTAGGCCCTGTTGAAAAACAGTAGCACTATTAAGTATTACGTCATGTGAATAGGGTCTTGATGTGGCTCCGTCTCCGTATTTTACAATTTTCATCAAACCTATCTTTTAAATTAATTATTACTCTTTTGAGTTACTTTTTGTGTGTATGCTGCCCTGTAATCATCAGCTGCCTTTCCAGATAATCCCTTTCTACTAATTTCAGCATTAATAAACTGTTCGTGGACAGGAGGTAATTTAACCCCTCTGTCGGTTCCAGAAGAACCACCACTTACACCTCTACTAACACCTCCACTCATTGCATCTCGAACACCACTTACGTAGCCTTCATTAGCAATTTCTTCAGGGGATAAGACCCTCCTTCTTGCTGCAACTAAAGCTTCACTTGGAGTAAATCCATAGTCAAGATCTAGCATTTCTGCATTAGCTATAATAGCTTGTTTTGCAGTAGCTGAAAGAGACTCATTCTCTGGTCTTGCAAAGAACTCATCTGACGCTTCCTTTTGAGCTTTCATTTTATCCATAACCTCTTGGTCTTTCTGTGCCATCCAAGATTCCCTAACAGGATTCATTGGCTGGACTGATCCAGACGGAAGGTTCTGGTTCGCTACTCCCTCTGTTACCTGAGCTTGTGATTTCTGTGGAGAAATCTCTGTGTCATAAATATTCATATAATACAGTTTCTGTTCAGGGGAGAGGTTTTGGTCGTTTAGGTAGTCCTCCCAAGATTCCCTAGTCTTAGTGACTTGTGAATAAAGAGTTTTCTGAGCTTGCTCTATAAGAGCTTCTTTTTTCTCAGCCTCTTCTTTCCACTTTCGAGACTCCTTGGAACTATTCCTATACTTTTCATCTAGCTCCTCATAGGACAACTTACTATCTGCCCTTTCCTGAGATTCTTTTAAATTATTGGCTCCTTCGTTGCCGCTCTCAGGTGCGGGGGAAGGTTCCGAAACTGGTTCAGGAGTTGCTGGGGTTTGAACCTCAGGGTCCTGACCTACTTTGGCTTCGTCTGCCATATCTATATTGTTAAAGAATTTATTTAAACCCAAAAAGGGCTTAATACAAAGGCATAACCCTTTATATCAAACCCTCTATGTCTAGTCGGCCATATATTTATAATAATATACTATTTTTTCTGCTTATTGTCAACTATAGGCTTTATCTTTTCTTCTATGTTTGAGAAAAACCAAAGAAGAGCCCTTATACCATATTTCATTTGCACGGCCCTCATACCAAGTTCTTCTAATGAATCTTTTTCTCCTGTAACAATTTTATTACTAACTGAATCCTTATAGGCTTCTAGTGTTATTTCTTTCAATTTCTTCCAGGTATCTTCCTGAAGAAGATTAAAGACTTGCTCTCTTTCAATATCCTCTAAAATAGGTTTATCCATTGTTATGTCCTATTAAATTAAATTCTACCTGCCTGCCCTGTAATGTCAGTCTGGTCCATTCTATTCGGAACTGGGATTCCCCCTTGATTTGGCATTCCCATATTTCCACTTACTGTTGGAACATTTACTGCATTGTTACGTGGCATCTGTGCCCCTTGCTGCCCTCCTTGTCCAGAAGCTACTTGATTAAAAGCATCTGACTGAGTCATTGCAAATTCAGCAGCTTGTTCAGCTATTAAACTATCTACTCTTAGGTGTTCTGTCAACTTGTTCTTATAATCTATAAATGCAGTTACAAAGGCTTGTACTGATGGATCAGGAGATTGCATCATAGCAATAAATTCATCACTTTGTGTAGTATCATTAACCCTCATTAATTCAACTGCATGTGTATACCTATGTGCCTTAGGTTCTCCTGGTATACCAACTATCTCTTCACCTTTTTGCATTGCCTCGTGCTGTTTTGCAGCCTGTTCTATTTCTTCTAACCTATCCTCATCTTCATCAATCAACAGGTCATTCCCTTCCATATCCATTTGGTCTAAATACCACCTCATAAGCTTCCTTATATCAATAATCGCTGGAGCTCCATTTTGCATGGTTCCACCTCTTTCTCCAGAAAATGGTGCTAATTGTGGTAATACCTCTTTCGCTTGCCTTGCATTAAATGCAGCAGATATAGGAGCTGTAAAATCAGCAGAAATATATACACGTGGAGTTTCCTCCCATTCAAACATCTTTTTATCTAGAGGAATTATCTTTGATCCTTTAATATCTCTTGTTTTATATGTACCATCTTTCTCATATAATACAATATCTTCCAGTCTTAACTCTCTCATCCTCTTCTTCCCTAATTCCAAAGAAGCCTTCCTGGTTGGTGTTGCTAAGAATTGACAAAATCTACTTTCTAATAGGAAGCCCCAATGATTCATTCCTTCCATTAAGTTATCCTCATACATATTGACCATATCTGTCATAGTTTCCTTCATGGTAATAGTATTTGTTGCTGGAGTGGAAGCCATTGGTAAGGTTAACCCTTGTGGATTAATACCTGTGTTCATAACAGCTTCATCCTTCAATTCTTCAGAAACCCTCCAGCTATCAAATGGCACTGACGGTAATTCTAAAGGTCTTACCTGTGTTACATCCCCAACCTTTATAATATCATTAGGTTCAATTCTATCCCACTGTGCATCCACATCTCCAAATATTGTTGCACCCACGAATACTGGAGGATTGGTTGCAAATTTGACTCTCTCTATTCGTGCATTTTTAATTGCTGAATCTTCGGCAGATTGTTGTAATAGAGCATCTACGGCACCAATTCCATAAAACTGACCAGGGTGTTTAACAAATCTGAAAGCAACAAATGGTAGTTCTTTATCCTTATAAGGAATAGGCCCTTCTTTAATAAGGATATCTCCACATATAATAACCTCAGAATCAGTAATCCTGTTGTAGTAATATATTAACTCACAGAATCCTCTTTCTATATCTTTAGGAACTTTAAAGAATGGACTTGAATATGTTTCTGTACTTGTAGTTTTAATTTTATCCAAATTCTTAACCATAGGATCCGAACCAAACATGTCGTTTACTTGCTCTGGAGTAACATACAAAATACCAGCACAATCAGTGGCAACATAACTTGTCCCATGTAAGCACTGAGCATTTGGGTCTATATAAAAATCTCTAATATTCCATGGAATAAAATCTGGATCTTCGTAATCCACTTTCATTTTGGTGTCAAATTTCTGTTCTGGAAGAATACCCTTTTCTATATCTTCTTTTGTAATATCCACACGTTGAGGCTCCTGGACTTCCCTTACTTGTACTGTATAAGGAATATAAGCTACTGATGTACCAAATATTTTAGACCTCTTGGAACAATCAAAGAATTTATACCTAACATCAGGATTTCTTCTAAAATAATCCTTAAATATGTATTTATGAACAACGGCAGTACCTTTAGACTCATCACTCTCATTTCTTGCTTCAACCAAAAAATCAATTTGCTGTTTTCTCTCACTAGCATCAATTGAATTAATAGTCCTATACGCCATACTAGATTTAAGATTACTCCTGAAGTCATCAGTACCATCAAATCTCGCATACATAAGATAATTCTTTTCTACCAAATCCCAGTGTTTATCCCAACTTGAAGAATTATCAAAGTTGGTTAGGAAACAAGTACTCTGTCTTGCATCATACATTTCTCTAATCCTGTTCCTCACAGAACCAACTAACGACCATTCAGCCTTATTTTGCCAAACTTTGTAATCGTGCTTGTATTCCATTGTAGGATACTTGAGGAAGTTGCATAATTTTGAGTTTTTCTCTTTCGCCATCTAAAAATTTTCTAAATTCAATACTCTATTCTATAGGTTTTATGGATTTTTGTCAACTATAGGCTTATAATGTCTAGTTTCATGTATCGACTCGATTTTTCCTTTTATTACTTTTATAACAATCTCACCATAATTCATCTCTTGGAATATATTCCTTAAATCTTTCAATGGCATATCTTGATTAAACACATCCTCTGCCATCCCTACAATGGCTTCGGTGGCTTCATTTAGTTGTATTTTCTCGTTATTTTTTTGCATCCTTCTTTATAGCCTTTTTAGGTTTCATTTCTTCAACCCTTTCTTCGTCCTCCTTATTCTCTGGTATCCATTCATGTACCATTAACATATGCCTGTAGTGTTTTTTCTTTGTTTTAAGATCGGTTTCAGGGTCTTTCACTATCTCAATCTTGTAATTGTATCTATCCTTCATATATTCCCATTGTTCTTCTGTTAATTCCGCAAGAAGCCTTAGTGTTTGAATATCAGAAACACCATCTTCAAAAGGTGGTAATTCATATAGAATTCCAGCCTCTTTTTTAAGATCGACCGCCATTCGTGCATCATCCAAATCTTCTATTTTGTTTGACACGAAGAAGTCTCGCTGTTCATCAGTCCAATACTCCTTTGGAATATCCAATGTAATAGTGAGATATCTACGAATATCATTAATTAGAACACTTTTTGGCTTTCTAAGGTATGTAAGCTTTTCTTCCATTTCTTCCTCTCCCCTCTTTATAACTCGTTGTTCCTTCTTTTCTATCATATCAATTCCAAGTTGATA